ATGGGCGGCCGCCCCGCCTTTCCCTGACCCTGCATCCTGTGCACCGGAGTAGGCCCATGAAGCTTGTCGACCTGACGGGCATCGCGACGATCGACCTGCCGATCGCGGAGTTCCGTTCCCATCTGCGCCTTGGCACCGGCTTTGCCGACGATACGCTGCAGGACCCGATCCTGGAGGCCGCGCTGCGTGCCGCGGTGGCGGCCATCGAGGCGCGCACCGGCAAGGTGCTGTACGAACGCCCGTTCCGTTGGGTCGTCTCGGCGTGGCGCTGTCCGACGGTGCAGGCCCTGCCGGTGGCGCCTGTGACGGCGATCAGTTCGCTGGTGACGCTGTCCCGGGCCGGCGACGTGATCGCTTCGGGCGCGGCGGAGGTGGTTCTGGAGCAGGACACCCACCGCCCGATGCTGCGGGCGGCTTCCAGCGCGCTGCCGATGATCCCGATGCAAGGCACCGCGGAGGTGACCTTCCTGGCCGGCTTCAGCCCGACCTGGGCCCGGATGCCGGCCGATCTGGCCCGGGCGGTGATGCTGCTGGCGGCGCATTTCTACGAAGTCCGACACGAGGACGGCGCGCAGGACGGCAACATGCCGTTCGGCGTGTCGGGCCTGATCGAGCGCTATCGCACGGTCCGGATCCTGGGCGGCGGGGTCGGGCTGTGAGCGCGCCCGACCTTCGGACGGCCTTCGTGCTGGAAATGCCGCAGGAGGCCGCGGACGGGGGCGGCGGACTCCGCGAGAGCTGGGTGGCGCTGGGCACGGTCTGGGGCGAGTTGCGGGGCGGTAACGGCGGCGAGAGCCTGCAGGGCGAGATCGCCATCGCGCGTTCGACCCACAGCATTCTGGTCCGTGGCGCGCCCCACGGGGCGCCGTCGCGTCCCACCATCCGCCAGCGCCTGCGGCGCGGCGCGCGGGTGTTCCGGGTGGTCTCGGTGCGTGAGGCCGATCCGGCCGGCCGCTTCCTGGAATGCCGGGTGATCGAGGAGGAGACCGCGTGACCTATGCCCTGGCAGCCCCGCTGCAGCAGGCGGTCTTCGGCCGGCTGGCCGGCGACCCGGCGATCGCCGCGCTGGTCGGTGCGGCCATCTTCGATGCGGCTCCATCGGGGCCGGTGCCACCGCTCTACGTCGCCCTGGGCCCCGAGGAGGTCCGCGACAGGTCGGACAAGACCGGCCGGGCCGCCATCCACCGCTTCAGCATCAGCGTGATCAGCGAGGCCGGCGGCTTCCACGCAGCGAAGGCGCTGGCCGGGGCGGTGGAGGCTGCGCTGGTTGCAGCGCCGCTGACCTTGTCCCGCGGCCGGGTCGTGGCCCTGGACTTCGAGCGGGCCGAAGCCCGGCGCGAGCCGAATGGTCGGCGCCGACGGGTCGACATGCGCTTTCGCGCAATGGTCGACGACACGTAATCCCACACATCTGAGGTGAGCCATGGTGGCGCAAAGCGGCAAGGATCTGCTGATCAAGCTGGACGACGGAAGCGGGGCCTTCCAGACCATCGCAGGGTTGCGTGCGACCCGGATCAGCTTCAACGCCGAGGTGGTCGACGTGACCAGCACCGAAAGCGGTGGCTGGCGGGAACTTCTGGCGGGTGCCGGGGTACGGTCGGCCAGTCTGTCGGGGTCTGGAGTGTTTCGCGACCAGGCGACGGACGCAAGGGCGCAGGACGTGTTCTTCAGCGGCTACGTCCCGCGGTTCCAAGTGGTAATCCCGGACTTCGGCATCGTCGAGGGCCGGTTCCAGATCACCGCGCTGGAATATGCCGGCAACCATGACGGCGAGGCGACCTACGAGATGTCGATGGCATCGGCCGGGGTCCTGACCTTCATGGCGATCTGATGGCGAATCCCTGGGCAGGCGAGGCCAGCCTGACGATCGACGGAGAGGTCCGCGTTTTGAAGCTGACGCTTGGCGCCCTGGCCAAACTGGAAGCCGAACTGGACCGCGGCACACTGGTCGATCTGGTCTCGCGGTTCGAAGGCGGCGACGTGCGCACGCGGGATGTGCTGGCTCTGGTCGTCGCGGGCCTGCGTGGCGGCGGCTGGTCCGGGCAGGCCGCCGATCTGATGCAGGCCGAGATCGAGGGCGGCGTGGTCGAGGCCGCGCGGGTGGCCGCGCTGCTGTTGGCGCGTGCCTTCACGGTTCCGGCAGGCAGCCGGACATGAGCGGGCTGGACTGGCCGGGCTTGCTGCGCGTCGGTCTATTCGGTCTTGGCCTGAAGCCCGACGAATTCTGGCGGCTGACGCCGGCCGAGTTGTTCCTGCTGGTCGGGGCCGACCGGGCCCCGGAACGCTTGGACCGGACCCGACTGGAACAGCTGATCCGGCAGTTCCCGGACACCACGAGAGGAGAAGGTCATGGCGGACAGTGACCGCATCGATGAACTGGGCGATCAGATCTCGGCGCTGGAGGACACCCTTGCCGGTGCGCAGTCGGTGGCATCGACCTTCGCGGGTACGCTGCAACAGGTGACCACCACCATGGCCGACACCGGCCGCGAGGTTCGCAGCTTGTCGAGCGGGATCAGCCGCGGTCTGCGCGGCGCCTTCGATGGCCTGGTCTTCGACGGGATGAAGGCCTCGGACGCGCTAAAGCAGGTCGGACGATCAGTGCTGAACGCTACCTATTCCTCGGCGGTGAATCCGGTTGCGACGCACCTGGGCAAGATAGCCGGTGCAGGGCTGCAAGCGATCATCGGCGGCGCGACACCCTTCGCGCAGGGAGGAGCTTTCACCCAGGGTCGCGTCATGCCCTTTGCGCGGGGCGGCGTGGTCTCGTCGCCCACGACATTCCCGATGCGGGGCGGCACCGGGCTGATGGGTGAGGCGGGTCCGGAGGCGATCATGCCCCTGACCCGAGGCGCCGACGGCCGGCTAGGGGTCAGGGCCGAAGGGCCTGGGAGGCCCGTTACGGTTGTGATGAACGTTTCCACCCCCGATGTCGCCGGCTTCCAGCGATCGCAGTCCCAGCTCGCCGCACAAGTGACCCGGGCGCTGGGTCGGGGCCAGCGCACCCGCTGAGCAAGGAGGAACCCATGGGCTTTCACGAGGTCCGCTTCCCCACGTCGCTGAGCTTCGGCTCGGCCGGTGGGCCGCAGCGCCGCACCGAGGTCGTCACCCTGGCCAACGGCTTCGAAGAACGCAATACGCCGTGGGCTCACTCCCGGCGCCGATATGATGCCGGGCTTGGGATGCGGTCGCTGGACGACATTGCGGTCCTGATCGCGTTCTTCGAAGCGCGGCAGGGGCAGCTGAACGGGTTTCGCTGGAAGGACTGGGCCGACTACAAGAGCGGCTCGCCCTCGACTGCCGTCACCCCGACCGATCAAGTGATTGGTACGGGCAATGGGATCAACCGGGTATTCGCCTTGGCGAAGACCTATGGGTCGGGAGGACATAGTTATGTCCGTCCGATCGCGAAGCCTGTGTCCGGGACAATCCGCATTGCGGTGAATGGGGCCGAACTTCCGGCGTCGGCGTTCGCGGCCGATGCGGCGAGTGGGACCATTACTCTGGCCATAGCGCCTGGTGTCGGTGTCGCGGTTCAGGCGGGGTTTGAGTTCGACGTTCCGGTCCGGTTCGATACCGACCAGATCGTCACATCGGTCGCCAGCTTTCAGGCGGGCGATGTGCCCAGCGTTCCGGTGGTCGAGGTGCGACTCTGATGGCGCTTCTGACAGAACTTCAGGCACATCTCGATGGCGGCGCGACGACGCTGTGCCGCTGCTGGGAGGTGCGCCGGCGCGACGGTAAGACCTTCGGATTCACTGACCATGACCTGGACCTGTCCTTCGGCGGCGTGATCTTTCGGGCCGGCACCGGGCTGAGCGCGCAGGCCGTGCAGAAGTCCACGGGCCTGGCCGCGAATAACACCGAAGTCATCGGCGCATTGAGCGATGCCTCGGTGACCGAAGCAGATCTGTTGGCCGGCAGGTTTGACAGCGCTGAGGTCATGGCCTGGCTGGTCAATTGGCAGGACGTCTCGCAGCGACACCTCCTGTGTCGCGGAAACGTTGGCGAGGTTTCGACGGGAGGCGGCGAGTTCCGGGCGGAATTGCGCGGCCTCTCGGACCGGCTGAACCGGACCGTGGGGAGGGTGTACCAGCCAGTCTGCGATGCCGCGCTTGGCGACGCGGCCTGCGGCGTTGACCTGACTTCGCCAGCCCACGCCGCGCAGGGGCAGATTGCGACTGTCGTAGCAATGCAGGAGCTTGTTCTCGCCGGTGCATCTGGCTTTGCCGAGCACTGGTTCGAACGCGGTTCCCTCACGGTTCTGGATGGTCCGGCCGCCGGTCTTGCCGTTGCGATCAAGCGCGATCTTGCGGAGGGGGCCCAACGCCGGGTGACGTTGTGGCAGGAGCTGCGGGCGCCTGTGTCGGCCGGTGCGCAGGTCCGGATCGTGACAGGCTGCGACAAGCGCTTTGCCACGTGCCGGGACAAGTTCGCCAATAGCCTCAACTTCAGAGGCTTTCCTCACATTCCCGGTGAGGATTGGATGATGGCTTATCCGAAGCAGTCGCGCGGCCATGATGGCGGGAGTCGCAACCGATGAACCGGGCAGAACAGGCGGTCACCATCGCTCGCCGCTGGATTGGTACGCCGTACCGGCACCAGGCCACGCGGGAAGGCGCCGGGTCGGATTGCCTGGGCCTACTTCGGGGGATCTGGCGCGAGATGTACGGCGCCGAGCCCGAGCCGGTGCCACCCTACACGTCGGACTGGGCGGATCCCCGGAAGGACGAGCTTTTGTTGGCCGCCGCGATGCGTTGGCTGGTGCCGAGGCCGAGCGACTCCGACGGTGCCGGCGACGTGCTGCTGTTCCGACTTCGAGACGGTGCATTGGCTCAACATGTGGGGATCCAGTCCGTCATCGGCGCGGCTCCGGCTTTCGTACACGCATACGACCGGCACGGCGTGATCGAAAGTCCGCTGTCACAGCCCTGGCGGCGCCGGATTGCGGCCCGCTTCGCCTTCCCCGAGGAGACTGCCTGATGGCCACACTGGTACTTTCCGCCGCTGGAGCCGCCGTCGGAGGGTCGCTGGGCGGCTCGGTCCTGGGTCTGTCTGCGGCCGTCATCGGCCGGGCCGTCGGGGCGACGGCCGGACGCTGGATCGACCAGAAGCTCATGGGCGCGGGCTCGGACGTCGTCGAACAAGGGCGTGTCGAGCGGTTCCGACTTACCGGGGCCAGCGAGGGCACCGCTGTCACGCAGGTCTTCGGGCGGATGCGCGTGCCTGGGCAGGTCATCTGGTCGTCGGATTTTCTGGAGTCGCGGTGGTCGCGGCGGTCGTCGGGCAGCAAGGGAGCTGGTGCCGCTGGTGGCTCCGTGACCAGTTATCGATACTCGATCAGCCTGGCTGTCGCGCTTTGCGAGGGCGAAATCAGTCATGTCGGCCGGATCTGGGCGGATGGCGAGGAACTGACCAGCTCCAAGGTGACCTACCGGGTCTATCCGGGAAGCGCGACGCAGCAGCCCGACCCGAAGATCTGTGCTGTCGAGGGTAGCGAAGAGGTCCCGGCGTACCGCGGGGTGGCCTATGTCGTGTTCGAGGATCTCGACCTCACGGAATTTGGCAACCGCGTGCC